ACTTCAACTGTTACAGTAGATGAAATGTTGACTGGATTTGAAGCAATATTGTAAGGAACACTAATATAATCCGTACCATTTCCATCCTGATTGTTTAGTGTTATGCCACCACCGTTGTTTGACACATACGATGGTGAACCTTGAAGTGTCGCATTACGACCATTGCCACTAGAATCAGTCCATGTTGAACCAGTTGATGGTGCAGTTGCTAAATTAAATTGCAGACCTGAAGTTACAATTCCGCCCCCGCCTCCAGCAGTGTCTTGCAGATTCATTCCCCGTAAGTTGATGCCTTGGATGTTCATCTAGGATTGTTTCTAGCTAGATTTGACGCAGCAAATCCTCCGGGCATACGACTCACTGCCTTGGCATAGCCTGCAGGTGTGGCCATGACCCAACCTTCTTGTCCAGGATGCTGTAGATCTAATTGCTGCAAGATATCCATTTTGAGATCATGCAACAACATCCACAGGGTAAAGGCAGCGCTCATACCAGTTTGATTTGATGTGGGGCTCTGCAGATATTCCACAATGTTTTTGAATTTGCTGGGAGTCACTGACTCCTGTAACCATTCCAAGAAGCCCGGCAATAAATTATCAAAGCCTTGTCCAGCACGTACTCGTGTGTTGATGTAGTCCACACAGAGCTTGGCCAGGTCAGTGATTTTCTGTGCTCGCAGTTCCACGGGATTGAACAATGTATTGATGGCTGCACCGTGTTGTGTGATCACTTGTTTGATCTGTTTGACCAATGCTGTGTTGGGCCGCAACGACTTTGCTGAGATAGGTGGAATCAACAACAGTCCCGGCACTGGTTTAAACTTAATACCTGACAGTGGTTGCTTGGCGGATCCTTGATCAGCATACATGGTGTGCATGGCAACGCCAATGTTGCTCTGTGCAATCTGTTTACCAAGATCACTGTTCAAGGGAATACGATACAACACTTCGTTGGGCTGAAACACAGCATTGCCGGCTTCCTCTCGCCACTCTTGCTGGGGATAGAACAGCAAATCACCTTTGACATAGCCACGCTGCGTCTTGGGGAACGCTGCTTCCAGGGCAGGCCACAATGTGGTATAGATAGGTGCCAGTGTCTCCACACGGGTAGCCGCGTTGCCTTTTGCAGCAGCAGCATCATCCCTACGTTGCATGTCTTTGACAATGGCTCGGGGACTGGTAAACATACCATCATAGGTCTTGGCATCAAATCCTGATCCATCTGTCAGCACAAACTCACCGGTGTCGGGCTTGCGCCCAAACACCACAGCAGGTTTTCCGTCCCACTTGGCAGTGGTGGTGCCAGCAGTGTCTTGGGCAGCGGCTGCAATAATTTGCAAGGCTTCTTGTGCGCCTGTGGTGCCTTTGCGAAATACCAAATCTTCAATGTGTTCAATACCTTTGGCACGGCCGCCCACAGAGTCAGTTTCACGTATCTGACGATCTTCTATCAAGGCATACATGCCTTGGTTCACAATTCTATCACGCAGGCGTGCCAGGAAGTTTACTTCATCTTCTTGTACCGTGGTGGGAGGTTGATATCCATCCTTGGCCAGCACAGCTTCAAAGTCTGCGACCTTGGCCGCACGATCCTGGTCCTTGGCCAGGGCTGTGTAAATGCTTTCAACGTTCTTGAGATTCTCTCTAGTGGCCTTGGGACCTAGCAACATCCGCGCTGCTTCGTCGGCATCCTGAGTCAACTGTTCGTTGCTGGCACGACTGAACACACCATTACTGCCAACTTTCAATCCCAATTGCTTGGCCACTGAACTCATCAAGATGTTTCTGTACATGCCTTTGTAGGAGGAATCCTCGCCGCCGGCATAAAAGAATGTACCCCAGTCCAAGTTAGGGAAGAACATAAAGTCTGTTTGTACATAGCCTAGATCTGGACGTCCGGTGATGGGAGTACGCAAATGTACCTCGCCACCTTTTTTGACCCACTCTTTGGGATCTAGTTTGTGACTCTGTGCCCAGGCAGTGAGTTTGGCAGCCAGTTGTTCTTTGCTGATTTCACTTAGGTCCACTGCCAAGTCTAGATCGCCGGAGTCAGGCTTCCGTCCTGTGCTGCCCAGCCAACGCTCACGTGGGAATTCCAAGCCAGTGACTTGTTCTATCCACTGCACAGTTGTGGGGATATCGGCTTGCTTAATGCGGCCAGTAAGTGGATTACCGTCAGCATCTTTGAATACATTGCCACCTTCTAATAATCTCATATCAACAATCCCATTCCTGACAACAAAGCATTAACAGCTTGATTGCTTGTAGCCGGTACCCTTGTGGTTTGTCCTGCTGGCCATACCTGTTGTAACTCTCTGATTCCTGGTGCCAGGGTCTGTAAGTGAGCCTGCGCCTGTGGAGTCAACTGAGTCGCTTGTTGAGCTGTTGTTTGAATTTGGGTTGCTGCTCCTCGTCCGGTCACTGGCCTGGTTGTTTGTGCATTTTGTATAGCTGTTATCAACGTTGGCCAATCAGCTGCTAATTGGTCCCATTTTTTCATATCAGCTGGAGTTGATAGAGACCCAAGGCCACTGGTTTTATAAGCAATTTTTCTTATTTGATTATCAACTTTTGGGTCAGAAATCTGCTGCCCTCGTAAAAGTCTATTTTGTACATAGTCACGCAACATAGCTTCAATGTCTGTTCTGTTCCAATTTTGTGTGTTGTACTTGAAGTTAGCCAGGCGAGTCATGACACCTTTGCGCCAGTTTTGATCAGCTTGTTTGGCTGCTTTTGCATAGAGATCGCTTGTAAGCTGATTGGCAACAGCTTTTTCCTGTCCCACTGCTGCCACTGGTCCCACACGTTCCTGACCTGGATTCATTATAGCCTGCTTGACCATTCCACCCAAAGCTCCAGGTATTGCACTGAAGTTGACTTCATCAAGTTTTTGGGCCTTGAGGCGTGTTATTTCATGAATCTCCATCGGTTTTCCTAACTGTACGAGTGAATTTATTGGGGTCACGAAACTTGATGGCATTCAAGAACTTGCGCTGTAGATTCTCAGCTTGCTCGGGCTCAAAGTTTTCTTCAATTTGTTCCATGAGACGTATGGCTGATGTAATGATATTGTCAGCACGATTTTCCAGCACATGTCGGCGATCACGCTCAACATACATGGAGTTTAATTCTTCTAATATGCTGCGTGTCTTTTTTTGCATCAGAGTATATGACCTTTTGAATTATTTATTGTTAATTTGATTTGTAATATAACTTGAAATTATTTAATATACGTACATTTATCAATTAAATATCGCATCATTATGACTGCCCCAACAAAAACTCTCTATCAACTCAATGACGAATTTCTTAACACCATTCGTGATCGCTGGTTCTCGCAGCCGCAGCAGCGAATCAGCAAAGCTGAATTTGAATCCGCTGCAGCCAAATGGTTTTTGTCCACTAAAATAAACAACATTATTGGCACCGAGCAATTTCCCTGTGTAGATACCATTTTAGGTTGTACTCATTTCATTGATTCTTTATTGATCAAACACGGCAAAAATATACAAGTGTTGCCCGGTGACTACAATTATTATAATTTCATGGGCATTGTGCCTACTACACTGGGATCGCTGCGGGAGAATACACCACTGATAGTAAGCTTGCCCAATTGGCAATATGCTGACATACGCCCGGATTGGGCAGCAGTGCTGCAAGAATGCGAACGAAAAAACATAGACATACATGTGGACATGGCCTGGATTCCAGTGTGCCGTGACATTGAATTAGATCTTGGCCATCCCAATATCAAATCATTTGCCATGAGCTTTAGCAAGTACAGCATGGAATGGAATAGAATTGGAATTAGATGGAGTCGTCAACGCACCATGGACTCCATAACTGTGTTCAATCATTATCAGGGCTATGCCAACGAAGCTACTATTTCTTGTGGTCACTATATTTTAAACAATCTATCAAGGGATTATGCCTGGGAACAGTATGGAAGTAAACATTATGCAGTGTGTGAGCAGCATGATCTTCGGCCCAGCAAAGTGATTCATGTGGCACACGATCATTCCGGAGTAGTGGGCATTGCAGGATTACTGCTTGGGTAACTGACTCCAGTGTGCATAGAAACTGTATCTCAATACTCCTGCGGGCACTGCCATGGTGCTGCAATGCGGCACCGAATGATTCACTGACACATAGCCAGTGTTATGATAATGTGGAATTACATAGGTAATTGTGTCGCCGGCTGTGACAAAGAACGTTGTGCCACAATGTGACGGAGCATCAAACAAATAGATTTGCACAGCAACATCAATAACAGGATTGTCTGTGTGTTCTTGTATTTGGTAACCCGAGGAATCTCGCCAGATCTGTATGCCATGAAAATGCAAGGGCATGCCAAATTTTTGGGAAATTAACTGTGTGTTGTTGTCACAGACTTCGTGTAGTTCTTCAATGATCGAATCTGTTTCCCAAGATATTTTGCGTCGTGGTAAATCTTCTTGCCAGGGCACTGGCTGCCAAGCTGACTCATCTAGTGTGGCAATATACTGTCTGAGCTTGACCCAAGCTGCTTCATCACAAAAATTCTGTATATGCCAAAGATCGGGTGTTGGAGTAGGCCACAGTGCTGCAATGGCCTGTGCTGCAGTTTTGGAGTTTTGTTGAATTAGTTGATAGTCAAGCATCAGCCGCTTTTGATTTTACCCAGCAGTTGTTTGAGTTTTGCACTCTGCACGTCGGCATCAATACGTGGTGTATCCACTCGAGGCTGCGCACGAATCATTGGTGGTGGCGATTTAGTTTCTTCGTCGCTGTCTGTGACTGTGCTACGTGCTTTGATTGAATCCATGATTGCACTGGGCTTGCGGAATGCACTGGCTGCGGCGTCATCAATTCCAGGATCAGTGATGCGCATGGTTTCAATGTTGTAGTCTAAGTCAATCTTTTGTCCTACACCAGTTGAACTGCGCGACTTCATACATTGTATCTGATACTTGCCACGCTCTTTCATTGCACGACTGGTAAAGATACCAAACACATTATCTGCTGTGTTAATCTTAGATATACCACCCGAGATATGGCTATGATCAAATTCAATTTCTTCCACAGCCGAACGATTCAACTGTGATGCTGTGACCATTAATATACCCAGCTCTTTGGCCAAGTTACGTAGTTCTTCACTCACATACTTGTCCTTGACAAACAAGTCATTGGGGCTGACTTTGGCACTCACCGGCATCAGCAAATCCAAATAGTCAATCATCATAAAGTCCACACGTATGCCTGTTTGTATCTGCACTTCTTTGAGATAACTGCGTATGTCATTGACATTGCTCTGTGCTGGCATGCCCTTGACTCTATACTGTCCAGACTTTTTACTCACTAGCTTGACTTTGAGTGTTGTGGTGTCAACGTCCCGGCGTATGTCCTTGGTACTCATGCCAGTCAACATAGCATCAGTTCTCAACGATGTGAGTTCTTCACTAAGTTCCAGCGTAATGTAGACTCCGCTGAGTCCGGACTGCAACCAGTTCAGCGCAATGTTCATCATCACCAAGCTCTTACCTGATCCTGAACCACCGGCAAAGATGTTTAG